GATCCATCAGGAATTTGGGATCGGTCTGCATCGGATCTCCGCCGTAGTAGGGCATGCCGGGCCCCTATCGGTTGAACACGAACAGAACGAACAGCGCGGCCAGCGCGATGGTGAACAGCGCGTAGAGCAGCCGATGGTCGCCTTTCTCGAACCAGCCCGTCATGACTGCTCATCCTCGCGCTTCATCGCCATGCGCTCGCGATAGCCGCGATTGGTCGCCTCCAACTCGTCGATCCGCTTGGCGGCCGCGCGCAGCAGGCGCTCGGTTTCGGCGTCGTGGCCGCAGTTGCATTCGGCATGGTGCGCAGGGCAGCTTTTCTTGTGGTCTTTTGTGGCATGATCGCGCAAATCCACACCCTTGACCATCATGGCCCGCCCCGTGGGTTCTGCGGCTGACGCATCTTCAGGTTGAACTGGGCGTCCTTCTGCTGGCGATTGAGCGCGTTGTCCTGTTGCTTCTGCGCCATGGCAGCCTGCGCCATCTGGTTCTTCGCCTGCATGCCCTGGGCACTGATCTGCGCCTTCTGCGTGTTCAACACGAAGTCGGCCTGCGCCTTCTGCAGGTCGTGTTGGTGCTTTTCGGCGTCGCGCTGCATCTGCGCGTTGATCTGCATGATCTTGGCCTGCCGCTCCTTCTCGTTGCCCTGGTACTCCAGCATGGCGACTTCGCGCTCGGACTGGATCTTGGCCTGATCGGCCTGGGCCTTGGCCTGGATCTCGGCCACCTTGAGCTGGCGTTCCTTCTCGTTCTCCTGGCCCTGCCACTGCATTTTCTCGCGCTCGATCTGGCCCTTGGCGGCGGTGTCCTGCGCACTCGCCTTGCCGTCCTTTCCTTGCTGATTGCCGGCATTCGGCTGCGCCGCCAAGGTCTGCATCTGCTGCACGGCGTCGTCGATCGCGTTGTCGAGCTGGCGCCCGACACGATAGGGCGCGACGCCGAACTTGAGGATCTCGCCGGCAAAACTCGCCATCGCGGGCTGCGCCGTCACCATGGCGCCGAGCTGCTGGATCATCGGGGCGAGCACCTGCAGGAATTCGGCGCGCTGCTGCTTCTCGCGCTGCTCGTCGAGCTGGATGGTTGAGTCGGTCTCGATATCGAGCACGAAATTCCTGGCGCGGTTGTCGCGCAGGAATTGCATCACCTGCTCGTAGGTCGGTTTCTGCGCGAACGTGGCGATCTGCTGTTGCGCCTGCATCAACTGCGCCTGCGTTTCGTCCGGCGCGGTCGGGTTCTGTCCCATCTGCTGCTGCGCCTGCCCCATCGCGGCCTGCTGCGCCATGGCGAGCTTTTGCTGCATTTGCGCGAGCTGCTGCTGGTGCTCGATCGTGCGCGGAAGCTGGGTCTGGCTCATCGCCATGATGGTCTGGTCGGAGAATTTCTCCAGGATGATCTCCGTGGTGATCTGCACGCAGTCCTTCGACAGCCGCGCCATTTCGGACTGCTTGTCGCGGATGCGCACGCTGCCGGACTGCATCTTGAGCTGCTGGGCGCCGAGCGTTTCGTTCGGATCCGTCGAACCGCGCATGATGTCGGACAGGCCCATCACCTGATAGATGTCGTCAATGATCTGCTTGCGCATGGTCACCAAGGTCGTGATGGTCTGCGCGATCATGTCGATCGGCAGCCAGACGATGACCTCCTTCGAGCCACCGAAGGCGGCCCAGTCCTTGATCGGGACCAGCAGGCGCGCGTTGGAATTGAGCTTGATGGCGGCCTCGACCGCGTCGGCGATCTCGTTGCCGCCGGACGGATAGAAGCCCTTCACCTGCACCGCGTCGGCCAGCGCGTGGATACGCCCGGTGAGCTTGTTCAGCTCTTCGAGCTGGTCGCGGTAGTAGAGGATCTCGGGAACCGGGACCAATGAGCCCGGCTGCGTCGTGCCGTAGGCAGGTCGCGGACATGGGAAGTAGCCCTGCAGCTCAAGGTGCGGCGGCGCGTCGTCGAGCAGCACGTCGACGCCCTCGGCGATCCAGACGACCTTGCCGAGACCCCGGTGCCAGACTTCCCAGATCTTGGCGCGCTCGCGCTCGTCGACGCCGCCGATGTCGCGGGTGTCGCGATCGATTTTGAATTCAGCCTGATCGTAGGCGTCGCCGGAGAACTTGCCGAAGCGGGCCTTGGCCTCCTCGCGCGTCAGGTAGGACGCGGCCGCGACCCACTGCACCTCGTACCAGTTGCGCGCTGGATCATGCACGAAGTCGCGCCGGCCCTTGTGCTCGATGCACACCTTCTCCGGCCTGCCGTTCTTGGCGCGCTCGTGGCGCAGCCACAGGCAGCCGCGCCCGTGCAGCACCATGTCGTCGCGCACCAGCAGCATGGCCTGATGGATGTAGGCCAGATCGAAGGCGACGTTGGCCGAGCGCTCGGCCACCTCGGAGGCGGTCTGGAAGATCGGGCGCCGGTCCTTGAACTTCGGCACAACCACAGGTACAGGCGGACGGGCGTAGATGCTCGGCGCCAGCACCTGCATGTTGGCCCAGAACATCTGGAATTCTTTCGCCCGCGTGCCGCTCGCGAGCCGCTCCAGGTTGGCGTACTGCTTGTCGATGTTGTCGCAACGGTCCTGCCAGTCCTCGAAGACTTTCTCGGCCTCCTGCAGCATGTCGAACCAGACCTGGGCATTCTCCGGTTCAGTGAAGACGTTGACCTCGTCGCGGCCAAGCGTCTGCGGATCTGCAACCTTGCCGGGAACGTCGATCGTGGCCATGTCGCCTCCTATGCGTGGCCTTGAACCTCGTTGTCGTCGTCGGGATGCAATGCCTGCTCGGCCTGGGCCGTCGACATCGCAATCAAGTGCTCGCCGATCATGCGCACTTTGAACGGATCCTGAATTTCGGTGATCGTGTTCATCACGACGTGCTCGTCGTCGGTCGGCACCGCCACGATCAGCATGAATTCCAGCACCTTGCCACCGTACATGGCGGCGAGGGCGACCTTCACGCCGGAAGCGAGCGCGCGCATATCCGCATGGGTGTTGTCGGTCACAAACGCATTCCTCCGTAGTGGCGCACGATCGGCTCGTCGGGAGGCGGAATGACCCAGCCGGTACGCTTGGGCTCAGGCGGTTGTATCACCGGAAGCGAGCGCCACGCCAGCGACCCGTAGCGGAAGGCGTCGACGTAGTGGCTGGTCCAGTCGTGCTCCTCTTCCTTGGCGAAGGCCTTCAGCTCCTCATCCCATTTGCGGTGGTACAGCTCCAGGGCAGTGATGCCGACCTCCTCGGTGCGCGGGTGGAAGACCGAGAGCGGCAGCGTGCGTCGCGCGGCCTCGATGCCGTCCTGCTTTGAGGCGCCGCGCACCAGCTGCGGGTGCAGGCCGAAGACCTGCATGCTCTCGACCCGGGTGCGGCCGATGCCCCATTCCTTGACCTTGGCGTCGTGCGGCACGAAGTCGGTGCCGTCCTTCCAGCCGTGCTGCTTGCGCTTCTGCTCGATCACCTCGGCGTAGTGCTCGACGCCGGCATTGCTGGCGCCGTACACATCGAGCCAGAACACCTGCCCCCCGACGACCTGGAACCACCAGATTGCGGTGTCGTGGTGCACGCCAATGTCCCAGCAGCGATGCACCGCGCGATCGGGCTCGGGCTCGACCGCGAGCACGCGTTTCTCCTTGCGCACGTCGAGCATCTCCAGGGCGAAGAACGCGCCCAGGATGCTGCTGTTAAAATCGACCAGATATTCCTGCTGATATTGTGAGGTGCCGACGTCGCGACCAAACAGTGAGATATATTCAGTGAGGGCTGCTTCGAGCCGATCGGCCGAGAGAGCTTTAGTGTCAAACGCGGTCAACGCCTCGGCGAACCATCCGGGAGTTTTAAGCGCCATGTCGTACATCGACTTGGCGTGGTTGCGGCCGCGCGGTGTCGTGATGAACGCGGCCCAGCCGTTATTCTCCTCAAGGATCGGCCGGTGATAAGCCCACGCGCCAGGATGCGCCAGCGCCCACTCGCTGTATGCGATGCCGGCGACGCTCGCGCCCATTTGCGCGTTGTAATTATCACTGCCGATCGCCTGCCACGTCGAGCCATTACGAAAGCGAATGAACATCTCGTTGTCGTTCGTGCTCTCGCGAATGTCCGGCGGGAATGCCTCATCGATGCGGCGCAGGCCGGTGTGCGGGTTGACCGCATTCCACAGGCTCTTCCTGGCCTGCGCATACTCCGGCAAGCAGTGCCAGTAGCCGGCCACGCGCTCGCTCGCGGCGCATGCGGTGTGGTGCAGGATGACGTCGTCCTTGCCGGCGCGGCGGTGCCAGATCGCAATGGCTCGCTTGCCACCATCAGCAAGATAATTCCACAGCGGTTTTTGGTAGTCGCGCGCGCGCCAATTATTCGGTAGCCGGATCTTTTTTGACGGCGGCGTGACCGTTAGCGTGGCCATTGGTTTTGTGCTCGATCAGCTTGGGATCGGGAGCGTCATCGAAGCGCTTGATGATTTCAATGGTGATGTTGCCTTGGCCATGCACCTCGACCTGGAACGGGATGATTTTCCCGAGCGCCGAAACGAACACGCCAGGATGCGAAGTCGCGACGCCCTGGAGATAATTGACCAACCCGTCCTCGCCGTCGCCGCCCGCGCGTTGCGCAGCGAGCAGGAACGCGTCCTTGAGCAATAATGTAGGCATGGTCGGCCCAGGAGGTCGGCCCTTAGGGTTGGGCGACGGCCCACCTTTTTGCCAGACTTGCTTGCCCACTTGTTGCCCACTGATCTGAACAGCGTTCACTTCGCGTTCTAAGCCTCACTGAGCGGCCATGCAAGCCACCCTCATCACCCTACCGGGCAGCCCTTTTAAACGCACCAGCGACGTCCTCTGTGGGCTGGCGAGATTGTCCTAGAGCCATGCGGGTTACTTACTGGCAAGCTTATCCATCCACTCCGTGAGGTTCAGTGAGCGCGTGCGGGGCGCCTTGATCCAACCCCGTCGCTTGGCGATCCCGGACAAGTCAAGATCCAGTGGCGTCGGCCGATCATTCTTGACGCGCCACCGTTCCATGGCCTGCTCCCAGGCGGCGAGGTCCAGCTTGTCGTCTTGCGCCACGCAAGTCAGGCTCTCCAGTGCCCAACCCTTCTGCCATAGCCGCAACATGCCATAGCCGCAGCTGGCCAGCACGTATGCGGTAAAGCCGGTAGTCCCGGGCACGCCAAGCAGGAAGCACGACCAGCCACCGGAGCTGGAAAGCTGGGAATGCCAATTGACCTGCAGCGCCCGGATTTTCTCCGCCCGAATGCGTTCGGGATCCTTGCGCATGAAATGCGCGATCTTGAGTTCCACCGGGAGATAATCAGACGCATGAGCCCCAGGGAACCTGAGTAGCAGGTCCGGCATGCCGGCTGTCGATCCCATTGCAGGCTCGATAAAGGAATGCCACGTTGTGCCCAGCTGTCGCCTGAGCCACTGTCGCATGTCACGTTCCGACACCCGGGACGGTACAACTTCTGGATTGTCCATCTTACCCCTCTACAATTCTGTGCGTGTATGCCAAAAAAGACGAATGTAGCTTATTGAACAATATTAATGACTTATTGAGGGCGCTGTTTAGAGGGTCAGGATCAAAGCTCAAAGGTACACCCCCCGGGGTATCACCCCCTACATCACTTTCTCTCTCCCCTATTTTTTTTACCCCTGTATATGGCAGAGGTGTACCTTTGAGCTTTGAGCCCTTCCCTAAGGTCACCTCTCCCCTGGCCTGAGCAGCTCCTCCTCCGGGTGGACCGGGCACCTCAGCCGGCCCCAGGTCAGCTGCTCCACCTTGACCTTGGCGACGAAGCCGCAGCGGGGGCAGGCGACGTTGGTCATCCGTGGCGTCCGCTGGACCCGGAAGTCGACGGCGGCCCCCGCCGTGAACCTTGCCGCCGGAAGGGGCCCCAGCGCTCGCAGCGTGGCCGCCCAGAGCGCGCGGAAGGTCGCCCCCTCCGTCGTGGCCCGCAGTGGCCCTTCCAGCCCCAGCGCCCGCGCTAGGCGTCCGAACATCTTGCCGTGCTTCTCCGAGTGCGGCAGCGCGGCGTGGCACAGCTCGTGCACCAGGATGCCGGCGACCTTGACCGGGTCGGTTTCCCCCGCCGTGATCCAGATCTCGCGTCCGTTGTCCTCCGAGACGGCGTCCGACCAGCACAGCCCGATGTAGCGCTGCTTGGCGCGGTGCGGCGGGCAGATCGCGGCTCGCACGTTCGGTGGCAAGGGCTTTCCCTCGGCGGCAAACAATGGCCGAGCCAAATCGATGAATTGACTACAC